GGCGTTAAGTGGGGTACTGCTGGTGCGCCTACGATTAGTGCAACTGCTGGCAAGATGGATATTCTGACGTTTGTTGCTGACGGTACTAACTGGTACGGCTCTATCGCTCAAGGTTACACACCATAAGGGTTTAATAATGTTTGCTTATTCAAAGATTATGCAAGCGTTGGCTGTTGGCGGTGGCTCTGTTACCGTTATTCAGCGTTTCCTTGCGTCTGGTACGTGGACTTGTCCGACTGGTGTGACTACCGTTGATTACCTTGTTGTAGCTGGTGGTGCTGGCGGTGGTTCTCGCCAACATGGGGGAGGCGGCGGTGCAGGAGGTTTTCGTACTGGTACAGGACTAAGTGTTACGGCTGGAACTGACTACACTATTACGGTAGGTGGTGGCGGTACAGGTGGAGCGGGTCCGAGTAATAACAATGGAACGGCAGGATCAAATTCAGTATTTAGCTCTATAACGTCTAATGGTGGAGGTTATGGCGGGGCTTATGCTAATGCTGGCGGCTCAGGTGGTTCTGGCGGTGGCGGCGGTAATACAGGCTCTGGCGGTGCAGGAAATACGCCTAGTACAAGCCCATCACAAGGTAATACTGGAGGTGCTGGTTCTGCCAGTACAGATGCTGGTGGTGGTGGCGGCGGTGGAGCGTCTGCTGCTGGTACTGCTTGCGTTGGTACTTATTCATCCAGTACAGGCGGTAACGGTGGCAATGGTACAGCTTCAACTATCTCAGGTTCTTCCACAACTTATGCTGGTGGAGGTGGTGGTGGTGGTACATCTGGGGGAAATACTAGCCCTAATTTTGGTTCTGGTGGTTCAGGCGGAGGTGCTGCTGGAGATGGTTCATCAGGAACTTCAAACACAGGCGGTGGTGGCGGCGCAAATTCAGCAACAGGTGGCAACGGTGGCGGCGGCGGCTCAGGCATAGTCATTCTTTCTTATTCCGTAGCATCACAAACAGTCTTTACATTTAAATCATCTACTACATGGGTATGCCCTACAGGTGTGACTAGCGTTGATTATTTAGTCGTGGCTGGTGGCGGTGCTGGCGGTGGCGGTAACAATGGAGGTGGCGGTGGTGCTGGTGGTTTTAGAACTGGTACTGCTTTATCAGTTACTGCAGGAACAGAATATACCGTTACCGTTGGTGCTGGAGCAAGTGGAAATAGTTCATCAGGGACAGCGTCAAGTGGTTCAAACTCAGTATTTTCTACTATTACATCTGCTGGTGGTGGTGGTGGTTCTGGCGGCAATAGCTCTGCAAACGGCGGTTCTGGTGGTTCTGGTGGAGGTGTTGGATATGCTGGTGGTACAGTTGGTTCAGGAAATACACCTAGCACATCTCCATCACAAGGAAATAACGGTGGCAGTAATGGCTCTCCTGCTGCTGGCGGCGGTGGCGGCGGTGCGGGTGCGGTAGGTGGAAATGCTAGTGGCGGCGGCGGCAATGGTGGCAATGGAACAGCTAGTTCAATTAGCGGGTCATCAGTAACTTATGCCGGAGGTGGCGGTGGCGGTACGAATTCACCTGGGTCACTTGGTACTGGTGGTACTGGCGGTGGCGGTAATGGTGGAATAGACACAACAGGACCAGCCGCAACTTCAGGAACTGCAAATTTAGGTGGAGGTGGTGGTGGCTGCGTTGGAACTGCTACAACAGCGGGTTCAGGTGGTTCTGGTATCGTAATTATTAAAATCAACCAATAAGGTTTATGGAAACTAAACTATATCGACTTTACGGAATTGACGTAGCTATGTCATTGCTGCGTCCTAATGCTAAATGGGAAATATCTAACACGACGTTTACACGTTGGGATGATCCTAGACCATGCCCTAGCTGGGATGAAGTGCAATGGGTAATGGATAAGATACGTGAGTTTGAGGATAGTATTCCTACGATTTGGCTTGATGAAGATTTGAATAAGATGAAAGCTGACGCTGAAGAATTTGAGAAGGCTGTAGCGTGAATATAAATAACTTATTCCCTACTCCAGTTGCGTTCTTTAAGTTTGGTCGTGATCTGACTGAAGCTGAATTAGAGTTCATCAAAGGTCAGGAGCATTACGCTAACGAAGGCAATACAACGTCAGCAAACCGTAAGATATTAAAGAGTAAAGAATTAACTGAGCTGCGTGATTTTATTGAAGATTCGATGTTGGAATACTTTAAAGCAATACACGCACCGAAGTTTGACGTAAGTTTGTATTTGACTCAGAGTTGGGCTAACTATACTGAGGCTGGACAATACCATCACAAACACGCTCACCCAAACAGCGTAGTGTCTGGTGTGTTTTATCCACAAGCTGATAGAGAAGTAGATAAGATTTACTTTTATAAAGATGGTTACGAGCGGATTAAAGTTCCTGCTGCTGAATACAATCCTTATAACAGTGAATCTTGGTGGTTTGAGGTAGGTGCTGGTGACTTGATTCTATTCCCATCGCATCTAACACACATGGTACAGACTAAAGAAGGTGACAATACTCGTATTAGCATAGCGTTTAATACGTTTTTAAAAGGTTATATCGGCTCAGATGAAAGTCTGACAGGTTTGCATTTAGGGGAAGAATAATGGCTCACTACGCACAGATTGATGAAAACAATATCGTCACTCAGGTTATTGTAATAGATAACAAAGATACGGCAGATGCTAACGGTGTAGAGAAAGAATATATCGGTGCTGCGTTCTGTGAGCGTCTATTCGGTGGTACATGGAAGCAGACCAGTTATAACGGTAACATCCGTAAGAACTATGCTGGAATTGGTTATACCTACAATGCAGATATAGATGCGTTTGTAGCTCCTAAGCCTTATGCAAGTTGGACACTAGATGCTAATGCTCAATGGCAAGCACCAACAGCTATGCCTACTGATGACAAAATATACTCATGGAACGAGGAAACTCTAGCATGGGTAGAAGTTACTACAGAATAAGAAAGGGTAGATCGTGGATGATTTGGAGGCCAGATTGAATGCTCATGAATTGGTATGCGCTGAACGCTATAACGGTATCTGGGCGCGTCTTAAAAAAATAGAGACTATCCTTATCGGTAGCGCTGGTGCAATCATCATGCTGCTTCTATCTCTTGTGCTGAAAGGATAAATCATCGATCCTATATCACTATTGATGGCAGCTAATGCTGCTGTTGCTGCGGTAAAAAAGGCTGTGCTCTTTACAAGGAAATAAAGTCTGCCGCTGGTGATGTAAAGGGCGTGCTCGATGATCTGAAATCTCAGTTTCATAAGATCGCAGATCCAACACCAGCACAGAAGATGCAGTACAACGCTGAAGTACAGCGCGTGCAAGAGATAGCAAAGGCAGATCCAGATGATGTGTTCACTGACATTGGCAACCAGCTTGGTGTTTTGCTAGATGCGCAGGATCAGTTAGGCAAGGCACTGCTGTCAGAGGAACTAGAAGCAACTACAGTCTATAAAGGAACTGACTCTATTGGTCGCAGGGCATTGCGCAGAATTATCATTGAAGCCAGGTTGAATACAATGATGTCAGATCTGCGCGAGATGATGGTATACCAGGCACCACCAGAGCTCGGCTCACTGTGGCACAAGTATGAAACAACAGTTGAGCGCATCTATAAGCAGCAAGAGGTAGCGCGTATTGAAGAACTAAGGATGGCACAGATTGCGGCAGCTAAGCGCAGAAGAATGATTGCAAAATTTAGGGAAAACGTAACGTGGTTTGGCGCGGTACTGTTCGTAACGATATGGCTAATCAGCGTCCTGATCCTGATAAAGACGAGCAAGACAATATCCCTTGGGTATTATTAATCTGCTTGCTTGCAATGGTACTGACGTTAGCTATTGCTTTGCCACTGGTTGGCCTGGCTATTATGGATGCGAACAACGCAACCAATGCAGCCATAGTTGAGGTAGATAGAATGCGTAGGATACGCAAGTTAATGATGCGTGAACTAGAGGAAAAAAATGCTAACACTGAACCAGCTGAAACAGCTCCTGCCCAGGAACCAGCACGTTAGTTACTGGCATCATGCGCTAGAGCAGCTGCTGCCTGACTACGAAATCAATACTCCACGCAGGATGGCTGCATTCATAGCTCAGTGCTCTCATGAATCAGCACAGTTTATGGTACTCAAGGAGAACTTGAACTATAAACCAATGTCTCTCAGAAAACTTTTTCCCAAATATTTCGATACAGATGAACTTGCGCAGCACTATTGCTCTAAGCCAAACAAACAAGCAGCGATTGCTAATCGCATTTACGCTAATAGGATGGGTAATGGTGACGAGTCTAGTGGTGATGGGTACCGTTTTTCTGGCAGAGGTCTTATCCAGCTAACTGGTCGCGCTACATGGCAAGAGTTTGCCGACAGCATAGAAACATCGCTGACAGATCTTGATGAGTACATGCAAACATTCGAGGGTGCGTGTCAATCTGCTTGTTTCTTTTGGGAAAGCAGGAAACTTAATCAGTGGGCAGATGCTGGAGATCTCATCACCCTAACCAAAAAAATTAATGGCGGGGTCATCGGGCTAGAGGATAGGAAAAAACACTATGAACATGCGCTTCACATTCTTACTTAGCCTGGCGCTGGTTGGTTGCACTGATGGGTTTAGGTACCCATGCCAGGATCCAGCCAATTGGGAAACACCGCAGTGTAAGCCACCGATATGCACTGCAACGCAAACTTGTCCTGATGATGTGTCTCCACCAGAAAAGGTGAAACAATGAATGAAGAACAGCTAAATGCCTGGTTAAAATTTATCATTGGCATTTGTTTTTGTATCATCCTGATTATGATGGCCGGCTTGTCTATGTACAGCGTGGTATTTGTCACGCAACCGCTTCAAAATATTGCACCAGCTGATAAACAATTTTTTCTGCTGTTGTCTGATATGAGTAAATATATCTTGGGTGCATTGGCCACGTTGATTGCAGTGAAAGGTAAGGATCAATTCGTACCACCAGGATTATCTACGCCTAAAGAACGTGAAGATGCAATGAAGCCTACGCCGCCGACAACACCACCGCCGGCACCAATGGCACCAGCTCAGCGCGTAGAACCAAAGATTGATCCAGTATCATCAGCTCCTGTTATACAGGGATTTGGCGGTAAGTTAGCGCCACCACCAGCACCACAGCCGGAGATCTAAAATGAAATCACTTATTGCACTTATTGCGTTTGTTCCACTTGTTGCGTTTGCCGGTGGTGAAATGAAGAAGGTATGCCACCAAGAAAAAGGTAAGGAAGTCTGCAAAACAATTAAGGTGCATAAGAAATTAGAAGGCACTAAAGTACCACCTAAATGAATCCATACTTCATACTAGGTACAGTGATTGCGGTGGTCGGTGCGTATGCTACTGGCCACTGGCAGGGTGACTCAGCTGGCCAGGCCAAGGTGCATCAAGCCTGGGATAAAGAGCGTGCTGCGCAAATGGCTCAGCATGCCAAGGATCAGGAGCTGGCCAGGCAAAAGGAGCAACAGCTACAATCAGGTGCAGATAATATAAGGCGGGAGAAGGATAATGAGGTACGCAATCTTAATGCTAAGCTGCTTGGGATTACTAACGGGCTGCGCGACAGGCCGGATCGCCCCACCACCAACCAAGGTGGAGTGTCCGAAACCACCAGCTCTGGATCCACCGGCAAAGGCTGTGATGGATCCGAGCTTTATAGATCAAATGCAGAATTTCTTATCCGGGAAGCTGCCAGAGCAGAAGAACTCAGAGCCAGCCTCCGGCAATGCATCGCCCAATACGAATCGTTAACTAAATAATCTCGCGCCACTATCCTTCGTGGCTTTGCCCAGGCATTACGCCTGGGCTTTTTTACTACTGGCCATGCTTAATAGCTTCTGGTGCCAGATCAGTTAATCTCTGCTGATACCTGGCTAACAGTGGCAATCGCAATGCTTCACCCATGCGCTCCAGTGTTGCTGCATTGCTTTCTTTGAGCTCGCGCAGTATCTTCATGCGCTCTGATGCTTTGCGCTTGGTGGCCTTGGCTGTCACATCCTGCAGATCATCAAATGCCACGATCCATTCCAGCGGTGTTGGCCAGGTGCTGTACGGATCCTTCTTAGTAGGCACCATCAAGTGCCATGGCTCATCGGTGTGCTCCACCAATACCACCGGCTCAACTGTTTCTGCTGTTGCTGGTGCTGCTGCCGGCAGTGCATCCAGTGGGTTGCTGACAGCCTGTGGATCCGATGGTGGTAGATCTTCACCGTTATAGATATACAGACCAATCCCATGCAGTGCAATTGCTTTAGCCAGGCACCGCTGCATAGCAGTGTTAACTTGGAATGCATTCGGGTTAGGTATCGGCTCATTTCGGTAGTTCATCACCGGCAGCTGAGCTGTGCGTGATATACCAAAGGCGGTAACAGTGCAAAAGATCATCACTGTTTCGCCCCAAAGTTTAGGCTCTGGGTATTCCCAAACAGCTGTCGGATCATTTAACAGCAATTGATCCACTGCCCAGGCCCAGGATAGATAAGTTAGGTTATTCTTTTTCTCGACTAGCTTGCTAACGTCGATGGTGCGGAGCTCTGCATATTTACTTTGTTTTATGTACTCGCTCATTTCAATTCCTTTATTTGTACGGTACTCATGCGCTTGCTGTATGCATCCTTGGCTGGAGTTACCTTCTCTGGTTGTGCCTGGTAGTTACGCATAGGCCAGCGCACTTCAAAACCACCAGCTCTGCCAATGGTGCGATCTCCGAGCAGCTCTTTCAATGACGTTTCAAATTTATCAATGTCATCTTGATACTCTTCAATCTTCTTTTTGGCCTTAACAATCCCACGCATGTACTCTGCGGCTGCATCATCCAGCTCTAATACATCTTGCTCTGCGCTTGTGTGTGGCCAAAGTGTGTCGGCATCCTTGCTGTTAGCTAGTGGGAAATGCTCAATCCTGTTCTCAGCTGTCCATATTTCCAGACGGTTTTGGAAGTCTAGTGTGATCTTCTTAATTACATCCAGGGTATTCTGATGTGGTGCAAACAAAAAGATTCTGAGCTCGGTGCCGCGATACAGTGTTGCCAGTGCTCCCCATTTGAATGCCATGATATCCATCTGTGCTTGGAGCTGGATCGGGCCACGCGCTAAGCTAGGAATATCTTCAGGCGCTGCGCTGGTCAGTTTAGCTTCCAGCACTCCATATCCATCAAGCGTAATAGATTCCTGGCCAACCACAAAAATGCCGGCATCAGGATCTGTGCGCAATACTTGGCCACGACCATCAGCTAATCCATCCAGACTGCAGCACAGCGGCAGTGTCGGGTGGAAGAATGCACTAGGGTGATCAAGTTTCAGATCGGTGAGCTGCAATCTCTCTGCTGCTTTGTTTAGGATTACCGGCTCAAGTGTATTGCCCCAGGTCATTGCTTCATTCGTTATGTCCTGGCGCTGCTTTCCATTCATGGCATCGATGGATACCAGGAGCTCATCATTCGGAGTGCGATACTTCGATAGACCGAGCACTGCTGGCAACCGGCTTGCTGACAGCATGCTGTCGGGGGTGACTTTACCAACCATTTTCATCTCCTTCGTTCCATTTATAAATCCTGATCAGCCTCGAGTGAGCGTCAGGGTGTTTTGCTGCTGTATACCCGATTACCTTCCACAGTTGGCCACGAAAGACAGCTCCGTAAGCGCTGGGATGCACATCATCTGGGAGAGGGTACTTCTCCCGAATATCGTTGATTGATACCTGGCCACGTTCCCGGCTGATGGCTCTGGCAAACTTCCTGGCCATGCTGATGAAGTCTGCACGCCTGGCCTCGATATCGTCGAGGATCTCTAGTTTCAATTGTTGTCCTGTTTTCATTAGATCCACCCATTGGCTACCATAATTACAAGCATGAAGGCCATGCCGGCCATAACTCCAGTGTAGAAATCGTCGCTCATGCTGGGATCCTTTTCATCAGGTTAGATACCTGGCTGGCAGACCAGGCGTAGTTGCCGCGAGGCGTTTCGATCTTGCGCTCAGTCAATGCAGCTGCAATGGCACGCAAGCTGCTGTAACCAGCTGCTTTGAGGTCGCGCAGGATTGGTGCAATTGATTGTGCAAATGAATCGGCAGAGGCTTTGAGAGCTGCTACGCCGGCAGCTGAGCCGATCTCTGGAGTTGGTGAGCCCAACACAACACCGCGAGCTTTAGCGGCTGCCAGAGCTGATTTGGTGCGGCTAGAGATCTGTTCACGCTCGAACTGTGCAACCACTGCACGCACACCGAACTCCAGGGTGCCAGCGTTTGGCATATCGGCTGCAACGATATCAACACCGGCTTTGCGCAGTGTCAGCAGGAAGGCTGCATCACGCGAGAGACGATCAATCTTGGCGATCAGAATAGCAGCGCCGGTTTTGCGGCAGAGATCGAGAGCTGCTTCAAGCTGTGGACGGTTATCCACTTTGCCTGATTCTACTTCGGTGAATTCAGCAATGATGCTGTCGTTGTAGGACGAGACTAACTGCTTTTGGGATTCAAGACCAAGACCAGAACGGCCTTGCTGTTCGGTAGAAACTCGGAAGTAAGCAACGTATTTCATGTGATCTCCTGTTGGTCGGTAGATTGGTTGAGATATCTCAACAACCCCGATTCTACAGAGTTCAGCGGCTGCGTCAACAAAAATCAGCAAATATTTTAAAAATAATGTTATCGTTGGGATATCTCTAGGAGGGTATATGCAGGAATTTAATAAGTTCTTTGTAAGATTGCGGCCAGATACCAGGCGTTTGCTGGATCGTGCATCTGCAGATATGGGCAGAAGCAGGGCATCGCTGATTGATGAAGCGGTTAAGCAGCTGCTATCGAGGCGCTACAGCAGCACTGTTGAGCTGTTGGATCAGATGATTGCGGCACACCAATGAATGGCCGCGGAGCTAGGAAAAAGGGCGCTGTTGGTGAGCGTGAGCTGGCTGGGATACTTAGCGACAAGCTAGGTTTTGTGGTCAAGAGGAAACTTGGCCAGGCTAGAGACGGTGAGGACGATATCCAGGTTGGTAAGTTTAGGATCGAGGTCAAGCGCAGGGAACGGATTACTATTGACGATTGGTGCAAGCAGGTGGAAGCGTGCATACAGCCTGGTGAGATACCGGTGGTGGCTTACAGACGCAATGGCCAGCCATGGCGTGTTGTGCTGCTGCTAGACGATTTCATACCAATGGTGCGTGATCAGTTATGATTTCTTGGCTGTGGACTGTTGAACAGATCTCAGGCAAGCGCACAAGCCTGGTGGACAATCTACCTACCAGGCAGGTGATTAAGTTTGGCATGGATACCAGCATTAAGCAGCAAGGCAAGAAGAAGCGTCATGATGAGAGGATCATGGCCATATTAGAGGAACATGGAAACCTGTCTACGCCTGATATCTTTGAGGTGATGCTGCGACAGGGCAATCCTATTGGAACAGAGCAGATATTTAAGATCTGCAAAAGATTACAGGCTGCAGGTGCTGTTCAGATGGTGATCAGCAAGCGGCCACATACAGGACAGAAGTTGAGCATATGGTACATAAAAAGCAGCACAAAGTAGAGTTCCCGATTGGCGGCAATGCGACAGGTATCAGGTTTTGCACTAGCTGTCAGACTAAGCAAGAGCTCAAAGGTGGCGAGTTCTGCACGTTTAACTACGGAAGGAATCAGAGATGGATCTGCGTTTCTTGCAAAGACAGAAGAGCTGCCAGGCTTGCGTGCATTCAGTAGCTCACTCAGAGGGTTTGTGGTGCGAGTATTGGGATAGAGAGACTAACGGTTTGTGTGATGCGTATCACCAGGCAGAAGCAGAGCTGTCGGATGCGTTGACGATCAAAGGAGAGAGCAATGAGTAATGTGAAACTAGTGCCAAAGATAGTGGAAGAGGAGCCCAAGAAGCGCAGGGTAAAGAACCAGCTGGCCAGTGTTTGGAATCCAGACTTCAAGTATAAGCCTGGTGGCACCGCGATGGATCTGGCCAGGAAGTTTGAAAAGATTCGCAGGGATATGCAGAAAGAGACAGCTGAAGAGGAAACAAAGGCTGTGCTGGGCAGGGTTAAATGAAGATTGATTGCGAGTTATGCAGTGGCCATCATCTACCTGCAAAGACGGTGACTGTGGACGGCAAAGAGACTTGCACATACTCGGAAGCCTGGCGGCATGAGTGTGAGATACAGCATGCAATGCGACTGCCGGACAAGGCTAGGAAGCCAAAGGTAAC